TACTCTTACTTTTTTAGCATCTTCTGCCATAGTATGTATTCTCCTTAATTAAGGGTTATTTATTATCTGTTCTGATAGATAATTCTTTGTATTCCTTCCATACTTGCTTAGGAATGTACTTCCAAGTTCCTGAATTGACCATGAAATGAGCCTTTTTATCAGCAACTCTCTTTATTTTGTTTGTCTTGATTGACATTATACATTTCATTATATTAGTTTCTCCGATTTAGAAAACATTCTTTGATCACTCCTCACAATCTCAAATCTACCAACTCTTTCCATAGGATGTAATAATTTAGTATAGAAATGTTTTTTCGCCATTTTCTCTTGCAGTGTTTGTGCCGTTAAGATCTGGCTTAATCTACGACCTGCTTCAACTGGAGCATGATGTCCAGAATTTATAGTAATATGTAATGCTGTTTCATTATCTAATTGATATTCCCATATCATATCAGCTCTTATAACATTAACATGTAATACAACAATGTCATCATCCATATATAAACCAACTATTCTAACCTGTGCTTCATCACCTTCTTTAATACCATTAGGTAATAACTCAGCATCAACAGTTCCAGGTTTATAATTAAATGTTATATGTCTACCATCATCAGGCAACATTTTAAGACAACCATAGATATTACCTTCACGAAGTTTAATAGATCTTGCCATTATTCTTTCTCCTTATCTATATTGTCCTTAATATCTTGCATCATACCTCTCATAGCTTCAGGATCATTCTTATCAATAACACCAGCAATATTAAAGCCAGCTTTTCTGAAATTATCTATCTTCTCATTGATTCTGATTTGATCCGCTTGTTCTACAGTTAAGTATGTTGGAGCAGCTATATTGGCAGCTGCATCTAATAACTCATTCCTTAAGCCATTGCATTTCTTACAATGACATTTAGTAGAATGTATGTTATTTACTTCAAATCTATGATCTTTCAACACTCCAACTCTCTTAAATATAGTTATTATATCAAGACTAGGGTGTAATATTACTTGTTCATTATTCTTCTTTATAGTAGTATAATTACCACTTTTAGAGACTACTGGATACCAGTTTCTCTTATTAAACATTGTAAACCAACTGCTTACTTTTGACATTAATATGCCCTCCATTTATTAGATTAAACTTCATTGGGTAAAACTATTGAGGTTGTGGAGAGGTTTATCATCTCCCAAGCACTATATTCACCGACTGACTTAATACTACTATCACACATGCTCTTTTACAATCAAGAGACCTATATACTCTCCCTATAACATCTACTGTTGTAGTATTATAAGCGTTGTATAACAATAACGTTTAGGCTTAGTTCCATGTCTTGGGGTTTGCATCAGTTGACACCCAAGTTAGATAGAGCGAAAAGATTTGATTTTCTTTTATATAGTTACGGCTTGCTACTTACACTAGCATATCTGCTTCAACACATCCACGATTGATGTATTGCGGTTGTAATCCCTTAGGTAATCATTGCTCGCATCTTCATCGACTACGTCCACAATGTTCACATAAAACTATCTGACGTGTATCATTACAATACCCACCTTAATAACATTATTGCAATAACATTACCTTGGTGTTACTAGATAGTACCCTCAATTCTTACTAAATTTTAGGGGACAATAGACAGTTCGCAGACTGTTCTTATATCATCCCCCCTATGAATCGGTAAGCAGCCCTCATAGAAATATTATGTAGAAGGAGATACCTTAATGCAATAAAGTGTGTGTGGGTGGCATTAAAAGGTATATTCCACAAGCTGCTAATCCGATTATAAACAAACTACAGAAGATAATAGTATCACATCTCTTATTACCTGTCCCTTTGATCTTACCAGTATAATATAAACCAGTGAGATTGATTAAAGACAGTCCAACAAGAGGTGATATTACTAGCCCTCTGCTTAAGTGGTTCACTACTAATATAAATAGTAGTATTTGCACTATAAACATCATCTGTTCTCTCCTTATGAGTTAAGTATAAGTTTATACAGATATAATCCTCTCGCTCATTCGGCTAAGAAGATAGTAAATAAAGTCTTAGGGGAGAATTAACTCCCCTTAGTATTATGGATTAGTAGGCTTATTAGATTGCTCAAGAGTATTAATTCTTTTATTGAGCCATTTAAAGTTCTTATCCATTGATTTTGCAAGAACTGCTATTGGATCTTGATCCTTATTACCTGATCCACCATCGCCACCTGTTCTTGTAGACTTAACGAACTCAATTACTTTGTCCATCTTACCTTCAAGTGTAGCTATTGCATTAGTCTTACCAAGTAGGGCTGTTATGGTTGTTACATCACCCATATTCCCTACAAACGCATGTCCTACCAGTGCTGCCTCAAGTCCATCTTTAGTATCTTGTGACATACCTATATCATCTTGCATCCTTCTCAGTGCGTTCTGAGAGGTGAAGTTTTCACGTCTACTAGCCATGATTCTCCTTTCTCGAGATGTTTACTTACCTTAAAAGGTTTAAAGAGTATAAGATAATAATACTCAAAAGGAAATATCAAATGAAAAATAACGTAATTCGTATAAACGAAATCCCCTGATAAGGGGTGCCACTAATAAAAAAGACCAAGCACTAAAATGCTGCAATTTTTAAAACCTTTGGATATTATATCTAAAGTTTGCTATATTTCTAGTATGTCTATTACTCTTAGTAAGTGTATGATGTGCGGTACTTCCGTACAGGTCTTTAATTGCAAATATCGCTGCATGGGGTGTGGATTTACGGCCAGTTGACATGATATAGGTGTTGGTCAGTCTGATCAAAAAAGGGAGAAATATGAAGCGAAAAAAGAAGAAGCTCACATACAAGGAGATGATGGAAGTTATGAACGGGTTAAGGTTACAGCAACAGCAATTAATGACGACAATTGATGCTGTTAATTCAGTACTTAATCATTTCATAGAGTATATGGGCTATAATAAGAAGTTTTTAAAGTACTTAGAGAAAAAGAAGATAGCAGCAGATAGGATAGCTAAACAGGAAGATAAAAAAGTACTTGGAATTGAAGTTCTCGACGAGAAATAAAATGTTGTATCGTAATTTTATTGTTAGTAATATAGATAGGTAATATTCAATATGATTCGAAAGATATACAAAGTGAGAATAGTTATAGATAAAGATGGCGAAGTTGAAGAGATATGTGAATCCCTTGATTATGACAAAACTAAGTTATATATCAGAGGTGTAGATGTAACTAAATACTTAGATGATGAGTCAGTAGATATTATTCAAGGGTGTACTGAGGTTGCATTATCATAAATCGCTTCGCGATTTGTCTTGCTCTTGCGAGCGCAATAAACTATTATAAAGTAAAGGGGGAGGACTATGGATGCATGGAAGAATGCAGAGGCCATTAAACGCCTAACAGCTACAGTTGACAGAGTAGAAGCTTACTTACAGACTTTAGATAAGAGATGCTCTGATTTACATGATAGGCTTCAAACATTTGAAAAAGGGTGGTGGAAGGCTAAGAAAGAGAAAGAAGCTGTAAAGCCTAAGGACAAAGAGTCTACTTGAAG